ACGGCGATCGTGAACGTCGGCACGGCCGCTGGCACGCTCACGTTTGGCAACACGACCGACGCCTCGACCGTCAGCGTGGCCGTGACTCTTGGCCTGCCAGGCACCGTCACGGGCCTGTCGGCCACGGCCGGCAACGCCCAGATCGCTCTCTCGTGGTCGGCCCCGGCATCCGGTGGCACGGTCGCCACGTACAACCTCTACCGCGGGCTCACGACGGGCGGCGAGTCGGCCACGCCGATCGCCACGGGCCTCACCGGCACGACGCACACCGACACCGGCCTGACGAACGGCACGGCCTACTATTACGAGATCAAGGCGGTCAACGCCACGGGCGTCTCGGCCGCGTACAGCAACGAGGCCAGCGCCACCCCCACGGCCACGGCGACGAGCTACACAGCCACGCTCTCGGCCTCGTCGGGTATCACGGGGAATCCGGTCACGATCACGTACCAGGCCAACGCGAGCCCCTCGGTCGCCCTGGTGATCACCCCGGCATCAACGCTTGCGGGCACGTTCAGCCCGACCTCGCTGACGATCTCCGACGCCCTGGCTCACACGCTGACGTTCACGCCGACGCTCGCGGGCACGGCGTCGATCAGCCAGACTCACACCGGGGGCGGCTTCACCGGCGATCCGGCCGCCAACTCGTATGTGGCCTCGACGGCCGCGACGGGCTACTCAGCCACGCTCTCCGCCTCGTCCGGTTTCGTCGGCGTCCCGGTCACGATCACGTACCAGGCCACCGGCGGCTTCCCCTCGTCCTCGATCGTGATCACCCCGGCCGTCGCGGGCTTGACCGGGACGTTCCTGCCCACGACGGTCACACTCAGCAGCACATCAGCACAGACCTGTACGTTCACGCCGACGTCGGCGGGTACGGCGTCGATCACGCAGACCCATACCGGCGGCGGCTTCACCAGCGACCCGGCCGCGCTCGGCTACACCGTCTCGGCCGCGCCGTCGGTCACCTACTGGAGTGAGGTCAACTTCGCGGGCTCGCCCTCGACGGTCGGCTACACGGTGTACGACACGAGCGGCACGCAGGTGATCGCCCGGACCTCGGTCGCCACCCCGCTCCCGCCCTCGGCCGCTGGCGAGTTCGGCGCGTCGATCACACTGCCGAACTTCGCGGCGACGTATCGCGTCGTCTGGGATTCCGGCGGGGCGACCCCCACGTACCAGACCGATATCTACCGCCCGCTTCCACCCGCCTCGCTGGCCTCCAGCGGCCTCGACGCGATCACGGTCGAAAGCGGCCTCAACGCCCGCCAGGCCCTCGCCGTGGTCGCCGCGGCCGAGGTCGGCAAGGTCTCCGGCATGGTGGCCAACGCCTCGTCGTCGCCAATCTTCCTCGCCGCCGGCGGCACCGCCCCGCGGATCTCCGCCACCACCGACTCCGCCGGCAACCGCCTCTCCGTCACGCTCACACCCCCCGCGTAATTTGATCGAGGGAGGCATCCATGAAGCCCTCGGGATACTTCGGGGCGAGCTACTGGGGTGGGAGCTACTTCGGCGGGGGCACGATCCCCGGCAATTTCTGGGAGGCCCTCGTCGCCTACGTCAACGCCCAGATGGCCGCCACGCTCACCGGCGGGTTCTCCGCCTACCGCGATCCGCCGGGCGTCACGCTGCCTTATGGGGCGTATGCCAAGCTCTCGGCCGAGCGGTCGTACGACAGCGCCTCGTCGATCGCCGACGGTCGTTTCGAGGCCACGTTTTATGCGTCGAGCGAGGTCCAGGCCAACGCCCTGGCCGCTCAGTTTGACGCCGCGATCAAGGACCCAACGCTGCTCTTCGCCGATGGCACGCTGCTCTATTGCCGGGCCGTGACGGTCGACGACGCCGAGGAAGATCCCGACCCCGGCCCGCAAGGCGAGGACGTCTTCGCGTCGACGATCACGGTCCACTACGCGATCGACCGCGACACCTGACGCGCTGCGGCCTCCACGTCCACGTCCACCACGTTCTTTCCCAACTCGATATGCGGAGATCCTGACGTGTCCAACGTCGCGGGGCAGTGCCAGCCCTCCATCAACTTCACGCAGACGCCCGCCGCCGGCTTCCTCTCCGGCCAGGCGCTACCGATCAATCTCACGCTCGCCGCGCTCTTCAAGGCGTCGGGCGTCCTGGCGGATCAGGTCGATACGATCTATGCCAATACGCTCACGTTCACGGCGAGCACGCCGCAGACGCTCGACCTCACGACCCTGACGGACATCCTCGGCAACGCGATCAGCTTCGCCCGCGTCCGGTTCCTGGCGATCCGGGTCCAGTCGGTGACTGACGGCCAGTACCTCCTGGTCGGCGATGCGGTCACGACCGAGTGGGACGGCTTCCTCTCGGCCGCTGGCACGCTCAAGGTTTTCGCGTCGAGCCCGACCTCGGCGGGTGCGATCAATAACAGCGGCTTCACGCTCCTCTGTGCCCCCAACACCACGGGGATCGCCGTCACTGGCTCGTCGAAGTCGCTCAAGCTCGATCCGGGCACCTTCGCGTTCAAGGTCGATATCGTGATCGCCGGTTGCTCGGTCTGATCGAGTCGGATCGTGGAACGCTGATCTCTTCCCCTCATGGCGACCCTCCCCATAAAAGGCTCCTGACGTGTCCAACAAGATCTCCGGAAAGGGCCAGTTCCTCACGCTCAACGGCACGCGCGTGAACGTGACCAAGATCACTCCCAAGACGGAACGCAAGCTCGCCGACACGACCGACAGCGGCGACTACGACGCGACGAGCGACATGCTTCAGCAGTCGCAGATCGCGGTCAAGGTCGGCACCACGCTCGACGTCGAGGGCTGGTTCTATACCAACCAGACCAATTCACTCTTGCTTTCGTATGCCTTCGGCAGCACCGGCCCGGTGCCTGTCGTGGCCAATATCTCGACGGCCGTCGTCTTCGGCCACGGCAACTTCGACCTGTCCTCGATCGAGTGCGACATGCCGCTCGACGGCACGGTCAACGTCAAGTTCTCGCTGATGAGTAACGGCGTCTTCACCCCTGGCTCCTGAGTCTCGCGAACCTCATGCGTAACGACCTCGCCAGCCTCACCGCCGCTCCCCGGCCGCTCACGATCGGCGGCAAGACGTATCAGGTCCGCCCGCTCACGATCGACGACTACGGCCGACTCCAGGCGTGGCTCGACGCGCAGTGGCCCGACCCGTTCGACGCCGTCAACGCCGAGATCGCCCGCCGCGAATACAGCCCGGCCCAGCAGAAGCATCTGCTGACCTCCGCGCTCGAGCTCGCCACCCGGCCCAAGCCCAAGATCGGATCGGACGAGGCCGAGCCTGTCGTCAGCTCGGCGAAGGGAGTCGCCCAGATCCTCTACCTGGCGATCCGCCGCGATGATCCCAGCTTCACCGTCGCCGACGCCGAGGCGATCCTCCCCGCGATGACGCCGGCCGACTTCGCCAAGATCTTCCGGGCCAGTGAGGCGGAGCACGTCCTGGGCGACCCCGACCCAAAAGCGACGGGGACGACGACGGACCCGTCCCCCGCAAGCTGATCGACTGGTGGGAACTCTTTCATAAAGCGATGACGGAACTCGAATGGGAGCCGGCGGCGGTCGGCCGGCTCACGCTCACACAGCTCGTCTGCCTCACGTCCAGGCGGTCTCCCGATGATCGCCGGATCACGTCGGGGACGGAGTGGCAGGACTATCTCGATCGGCAGCAAAGCGAGGCGGAAGAATGGGCATCCTGTCCGAATTAGTGGTCACGATCGGCGGCGAGGACTCGCCGCTCCGCGCCACGATGGAGCGCGTCAAGGCCAGCCTCGCCGGCCTCGGCGACTCGGCGGCCCCGGCCGGCCTGGCACTCGGCGAGAACCTCGGCGGCGGGATCTCCGCCGGGATCGGCCCCCAGATCGGGCTGGCCATGCGGCAGGCCCTCGCGCCCATGAACGCCATGATGGCCACCTTGACGCATCAGTTCGATCGCGTGGGTGGAACCATCATCACGATGGCGCGACGTATCGACGCACACATGAAGTTCCCGGCGTTCGAAGCGAGGTTGATCGCGCTCGAAGAAAAGATCGAAGATCCCTTCATCAAAGGCTCGGTCAAGGCGATCCGTTATCTCGCCAAGGTTGCCGGATTCATCAACCATCTTGGAGATGTGGCCAAGAAGGGCATGAGCAAGCTCGGGATGGGCGCTCCGCCCGGTGCGGCGGCCGGCTACGGCAAGCTTTCCAGCAAAATCGGCGGAATCGCCCCGGCCGCGAAGAAAGCCAGTGCTGCCGTCTCCAGCCTGCATGGCAGTTTGCTTCGCACTCTCGGGGCCGCGTCGTCGCTCGGGGCGATCGGGCTGGTTTTCGGCAAGGCGATCTCGGGGGCGTCGCACCTCAATGAGACCTTGAACAAGGTCGATGTGATCTTCGGGATGGGGTCGGACAAGGTCAAGGCCGACGCCCAGGAGATGGCCAACAAGTTTGGTATCGTCAAGTCCGAATTCATGGATATGCAGTCGAGCTTTGGCACGCTGCTCATCGGAATGGGCGGGAAAACCAAGCTCGGCGCGGCCGTCATGTCGGGCGATCTGGCCAAGCTCGCCGCCGACGCATCCTCAATGTTCAACATGAGCTTTCAGGACGCGGGGGAAAAGATCGCGGCCGGTCTTCGGGGCGAATCCGAACCGATCCATGAGCTGGGCGTGGATCTGAGCGAAGCGAATGTCGCGCAAGAGGCGATGCGGATGGGCGTCAAAAAGACGGGGGGAGAACTGACGACCCAGCAAAAGGTGATGGCACGTTCTTCTCTCATCATGCGCGAGTTAAGAGTCGCGTCGGGCGACCTGGCCTCGACTAACGACGGCTTCGCCAATGCCTTGCGGGGTGCGTGGGGACGCATCCAGAACGCACTCGATAGCTTCGGTGTGGCGATCATGCCCGTCGTCGAGCGGTTCATGGGTGGCCTCAATGGGATGCTCTCGGGGCTGCAATCATGGGTCGACAACAATCAGGCGATGTTCGCTCGTTGGTCGGAATCGCTCGCGACGGCGTTCCAGTTTGTCAAATGGGTGGCCGGCGAACTGTGGGCCGCAATCTCCGATGCGTTCGCCCGCGTCGTCGCCGAGGAAGCGACCTGGACGAGCTTCAACAAGGCGATCAGCGACGGCTGGCAGTGGCTCAAAGGTCAGGCGATGGAGGTCTACAACGGTATAGGCATCATCTGGCGCAACTGGACGTCGATCATGGAGTACACGGGTGTCATGGTGATGGGCAAGGTCACGAACATCGGCGAGGCGTTCAGCTGGCTGATGGGTGTGGCCGGGACCGTGGGCGATTACCTTCAAAACAACTGGGTAACTCTCCTCGGAGATGCGGCGGTCGGAGCCTGGACCGTGCTGTCCAATCTCGCCACGAACCTCAAGAACCTCTTTATCGCGGTCTGGGAAGCAGTCCAGGGCAACGGGTTTCACTTCGAATTCACGCCCCTTCTCGACGGCTTCAAGGCGGCGGCCAAGGAGTTTCCGAAGATCGCGAAACTGGAGTACTCCTCCGTCGCCGACCAGCTCGAAGCGATCACCGAGAAAATGGGCAAGACGGAGACGGCCCGGATTGAGGCCAACGCGAAGGCCGCTCGCGAGGCGGCCAAGCCCAAGGCTCCGGAGCGACCTGGGGCCGCGAAAAAGCCGGCGGACAAGGCCAAGGAAAACAAGGTCGAGACGACCGATCTCGCCGGCTATTTCAAAAAGCTCCAGGAGGGAGCGATCGGCAAAGGCGGCGCGATCGAGCGGACCGCGAAGGCCGCGGAGAAAACCGTCAAGGAGCAACGAAAGGCGAACAAGTCCCTGTCGCGCATCGCGGCACAAGGGGTCGCCACAGGCTTCGCTGTCGGCCCCGCCTGAGTGAGTCTCCACCATCATGCCCTCCACCAGCCCGCACCTCACGATCGGCGGCGTCGACTGCACGATCCGCCTCGACGACCTGGGCGACCGCGCCATCGTCGAGGGGATCGGCGAGGATGGCTCGCCCACCGCGAGTGTCCATTTCAAATGTTCCTATGCCGATCGCTACACCCTTTTCCGGGCGATGAAAGGGACGTCGGTCAAAAACGGGACGCAGATCGTCCGGACGATCCCCTATCAGTACCCGCCGAGCCCCAACCTCTATTGCCTCTCGATCAGCGACGTCACCGGCATCAAGCCCCGGACGACGTCGACCGGATGGGTCATCTTCGAATACGCCGTGTTCACCGCCAACTTCGGCGTGCCCAAGTATCAATATGATCTCAACGCCCCGGGCGGTCAGAACGACCCCTCCGGCCAGCCCTGGACCACGACGAAGTTCAAGGTCTCGGCCGAGGTTGTCAGCCCGCCTGGAGGTGCGTTTTACATCGGCCCGTTCCCCGGCGCGAGCCTCGCCGAAGAGTCGGCGATCGGCATCATCCGCGCGAACTGCGAGGTCTCGATCACCCGGCGCTTCGTGCCCTATGTCCCGCTCGACGCCGTGATGGGATTGGTCGCCGGGGCCGTCAACTCGGAGCCGATCACCTTCTCCGATCACGTCTTCCCGATCGGAACCCTCCTGTTCGCCGGCCTCGAATCCGAGCCCTCGAATGACCCGGCCGGCAACCCGACGCAGGAGCTGCACTACACGTATCTCGGCAAGGATGATGACTGGAACAAGGTGATCTCCAAGGATGGATCGCTTCAGTTTTTGAACACGGCGGCTGACGGATCAGGCCAAGGCCCCTACGCCTATCTGGATTTCTCGATCCTCCCCTAACCGATCGAACTAACACGATATGTTCGGCGTCAACCTCCGTCGCCAGCAGGTCGGCAAGCCGATCGCCGCGTCGACGATCAACGCCATCATCGACGCCGTCGAGGCCCTCGCGCGGCTCCGGGTCGGTCGCGGCCTCGAGCAAAAGACCATCGGCGGCGTCAACCTGATCCGGCTCAACGCGGACCTGACCAACGTCCGGTGGGTGCTGACGCAGTCGGCCGGCATCCCCTACGCGACCACGTCGACGTCGGGCACGGTCGTCACGCTCACGCCGGGCAATGCCCTCTGTTACGACAGTTCGCTCGGCTCGGCGGGGACCTGGTCGACCGACACGAGCAAGGGGGCGGGGCTCAAGGTCTATAACGACTGGACCTCGTCCACATCGACCTCTGCCGGTGTCGGCGGCAAGTGGATCTGTGTCGGCACGGCCCCGGACGGCTCGACGCGATGCCTGGGAGATCCCTGCTGATGGGCGTCAATCGCGCGACTCCCGGTTGCTCCTGCCCGCGCTGCGGGAGCGGGCTCTGCTTTGGCTGCACGGCACCGGCGGGAAGCTATCCCGCGACTTACTACCTCACGATCCCCGCGCTGGGGATCACGACGCTCCCGATGGCCCAGGACACCCTGGTCCCTTCGCGGTGGGGCGTGTGCCAGCTCGTCTCCGTCCTCGGGTTCGCGGCCTGCCAGTCGACCGGCGTGGATTGCTCGACGCCCGCGACGATCTCCGCCGCTTTCCTGATCACGCTGGTCTGCACCAACAACGGTTCGTCGCCGGTCTGGCAGCTCTCCGTCCAGTATTACATCGCGCAGGGAGCGAGCTGCGCCTCGGGGACGAGCCTCAGCGCCGGGGATCAATGGCGCGTCGTCGACGATTCGTGCGTCCCGCGCGTCGCCAATCCAGAGCTTGCGCCATGCACTTATGTGTCGACCCTGGCCACGGGATACTGGCAGGTGGCGAATGACTGCACGATCCCGGGATCCCTCACGTTCTCGGGATCTCCCGGCGGCCTGTCTTACAATTACTACCTCGGCACCTCCGCCACGGTGCACTCATGAGCCCTCGCTGCGAAGGCTGCCCCGCGAGCCCCGATCACGCCTGTCACGCGCTCGCGGCCGGGCTCAATCACTGGTGTCTCCAGCGGCTCAATGACCCGGCCCTCGATCGCCACATCGCGGCCCAGTCCCGCCCTGGTATCGAGCCAGAGCGTCAAGCCGTCGAGGCCACCACCCCGACCCAGGCCGCCCCTTACGATCCCCGCCTCACGCTGATCGACCTCTGCCCGTTCCTCGCGAGCTGCTCGTGCGGCGACCGCCGCAAATGCCTGCAATCGAGCCTCCCCGCGATCGTCGGCCGGGCCGATTGCCTGGCATGCGTCGAGGCCACGGCGCCCCCGTGACGACCCAACTATGCGCCGTCCATCGGTAGCGCCGACCCTTTCCCCGCGAAAGGGTGCGTGCCCGAAAACTCGCCGCAATCGCGCAAGTCCCCCTTGACCCGACGACGCCGCGTGGCATAATCATCGCGTGACCTGTCACCGCGTCACGGGCCCGTCGCTGCGTCCGTGACCCATAATGCCCGCCGCGCCCGGCCGGACGCGACTGGCGACTTCCCAGGCCCCTCGCCGCTCCCTCACCCCGGGAGCGGCGAGGGGTTTTTTCATCGGGCGAGAAAATCCAGGGTGGGAGTATTGACCTTCCGCCCGGGTGGGAGTAAATTACTCTCAGTCGCGGGCGATTGAGACTCGCGAATCGACCGGCACCAGGTCGTAAAACTCGGGATGAGGAGCTGGGACGATGATCGACACGAGAAAGATCCAAGTTCGCCACACCGGCCAGGGCGGCGTCTACGGCGAGCCGATCGACCACGACCTGTTGCCCTGGTCGGTGATGGAGGAGATCGCCGACCAGATCGCCAAGAAGAAGACCTCGGGCGAGGTCGAAGTCGGAGGCCAGCGTTACCTCTGGGTGAAGGCCGGCAAGGCCGACATGGTCCGTTGCGAGGCGTGCGGTGAGATGGTCGCCGCCTCCGCGATCGCCGATCCGCAGGCGCACAACACGGGCGGCGAGCGGCAGTGCCTCGCCTGCCACGAGGCGATCATCGACTCGGATTCCGACCTCGCTTGTCTTGAATGCAATCCCCAACTCAGACTCCGACCTCGCTCGTCTTGAATGCACCCCCCGACTCGTCGGGCGAAAGGGCTGACCGATGCGAGGAGGCAAACTCCCCACCATCACCGAGATCCCGGCCGAGATCCTCGGGCCTTACAGGTCCGGGGAGATCGGCTATCGCGAGGCCGCTCGCCGCATGGGGGTGCCTCGCAACACCATGCTCCGGGCGCTCGCAAGGCTCGGGCACACGGCCCGACGCCAGGCCGTCGACATGCAGGGTAAGGCCGTGCGGGAGCGATGGGTCGCCGTCCCCATCGAAGAATATCGGGATTACTACTCGGTCTCAAATCGCGGCAGGGTGCGTCGCGACCGCAAGGGCGTCGGGTCGACGGGCGGCATACTCCGACCCAGCATCGTCAACGGCCACCCCGCCGTGAATCTCAGCGCCCCGGGAGCGGGGAGGAACCTCCGCACGATCGCCCCGCTCGTGATGAGGGCTTTCGGCAGCAAGCCGCCGGGCCCCGGCTACCTGGTCGCCCATCGGGACGGATCGCTCGAAAATTGCAACATCTGGAACCTCGAATGGAAGAGCGTTTCCGAGGTCCAGAAGCCCGGGAGGCCGCACCGGAAGCCGGCCGGAATAGCGAGGCCGAAAGGTGATGCCTGAGATCCTCACGATTTCGAATCACGGCCCCCTGATCACCCGCACCAACTACTGGGATCTCCCCGCCGCACGGGCGGGGAAGATCCTGGTCAGCCTCAATGCCGGGGCCTTCCGGCTCCTGATCCCCGAATTGCTCGAGCCGGCGCTGCCCGACATGATGACCGCGAAAGAGTGCCTGGTCTCGCGCGGTCCGTGGCCGGCGCAGGGCCTCCCCGATGCGTTCGAGATCCTTTTCGACGATCGGACGGCTGACCCCTACGCGATCCACCTTACCCCCCAGAGCTTCGACCGGCTTCCTGGTGATGCCGACATCGCGACCCCCTGGGTTCTCTCGGCCTGGACGCGACCCCGCCGAGGCAAGCCGCACAAGGCGTTCGAACGGCCGTGCTGGTATCGCCGCGTGCCCTCGATTCCCTGGCTCCAACCCCGCGAACCGGAGTGAACCCCATGCCCCGCCTCTACCACCCCAGCACAAGGACACGACCGATGGACACGACGAATCTCGCCGAAGTGTGGACCGTACTCGTCGACGCGGGTGCCACAGTCTACGAGTGGACTGAGCAGGGGATCTCGACCGGGACCGAAGTCGTCAAGATCGGCGAGGACCACCTGCTGACCGTCGACGACACCGACGGCTACCAGGTGATTCCAGGCAGCGACATCTACGGCGCTTGCGGCCTGGTCGCCAAGGAGGAGTACGACGAGGACGCCGCGATCCTGGCCGCGTCGGACATTGAGGGCTGGTTCGGGGTCGTCGGCCGCCCCGGCGAGCAGCTCCACACCTTCGACTGGTTCGCGACCCAGAAGGAGGCGCAGGCGTGGTGTGTGGCAACGCACGACGCGATCCGGGCGAACAATCCGCGGCTGGGTCTCCTCGAATGCCAGACCCTCGCGACGGCGGAGGCCCTCGACGTCAAGTATCTCGACGGGACTCGGGTCTACTTTCGCCACCGCGAATCCGGGCAGGGATTCGTGCCGCGTTACTCGAGCGTCTGAACCCCAAGGACGGAGTGACTCCCATGCCCCGCCTCGCCCAACGCCAGGGCCGTCCCTCGACGGCCCTGCTCGCCGCCCGGATCAAGGCCGAGCGGGAACGCCTCGGACTCTCGCAACGCGACGTCGCCCAGCGGCTCGCGATCGCGCCGGCGTCTTATCGCCAGATGGAACACGTCGTCACACTTCAATATGGGGTCTTACTGGCGCTGGTGAAGATCGGGATGGACCCGCGAGTGCTCGCCGCCGAGCTCTTCGACGAGGCTGAGCCGGCTACTCCCACCGCCGCGACACCAGTTCCCACACCCGGCCCCGCCAGATCGCCAGCACGCCGACCGCGAAAAACACCAGCCGCTCCGCCAGCTCGCCGAGAGTGAGCCGGGCGACGAGGGCCGCCGTGAGCCATGCCGCGAGCCAGGTCAAGCGCCGGGCGATCGCGGCGTGGGTGATTTCGGTGGGGTTCATCCGAGGAGCTTCCGGCCGGGAGTGCTCCCGCAGTCCGCGCAGCGCCAGGGGTTGGCGATCGGCTCGAAAAGCGCCTTTGGAATCAGCCAAAGGCCAAGTGTGAATAAGACGAATAGTTTATCGAGACAACTGAACTCCGTAGCATTCCGCTCAAACTTGGTCTTCTTGTGGCATCGCCCGCAGTATTTCCGGGCGATCTTGAGGTGGAGTTGGTTCAAGGGTTGCCTCGTGTAATCTGAGACGAGAATTACGTACGCGGTGGCGGGGGAGTCATTCCCCGCTGTTCCGCCCATTCCGCGATGATGCGGTCGACAGCGCCCGACGTGTTGGTGCGGAGCTTCTCCGCAACCTCGGCCATCCATGCCAGATATTCGTCGGTGCACATAAGCACGATGCGACCCTTGAGACGACCACCTTCCTTTGGCGGTCGGCCGAGCTTCTTTGCCACCGGCTTGCCTCGCTGTACGGAAACAGCCATGAGAACTCCTTTGATCGCTTGCGGGATGGCATCAAACGGTAATCGAGAGCCGTCGATATTGCAATCCTATACCACCGGGCAACCCTTCAAAAAGAATTCTTGCCACTTCCGACGATTTCCTATTGCAATCCAAATTCAGTAGGACTATACTCCATAGGTCGGGTCGAATGGTTCACCCGCAAACGAAAAGGGCCGGATGGTGCGGGTAACACCATCCGGCCCGGAGAGACGCCGCCCACGCTAACAGGAGCAATCTCGATGTCGACTCTACTCCGATCCGGCCTGAACGTCCAGCCGAACGCCACCACCCGCGATTACTTCCGCGAGACCATGGAGCAGTGGGACCGAGAGCACGAGCCCCAGGTCGCGCTCCACCCCGACTCGATCGAGTGGGACGTCTACCAGTCCGACCGCGAGCGGTTCATCGCCGGCCTCGACGCCGACGAGCCCCCCAGCGATATCGAGTGGCTCGAACTCCAGGCCGAGTACCTCGACGCGATCGGCAGCGATGCGGCCCGGCTCGCCGCCCGGACGCTCAGCGAGCTGGCCGCCGCGATGGAAGCGGTCGGCTGCTGGGACGCCCAGAGCTACTCGGCGATCCACGTTGACGCGGCCTGAGACTCCTCTCACGACGCCAAACCCGCCCCGGACCACGTCGGCCGGGGCTCACCTGAGATCGATCGAGAGGAGCCTCCCATGCCCGCGACTGTGACCAAGACCCGGCCCGCCCCGAAGAACCCGGTCCGCGATCGAGCCGACCGCCGGCACGCGCTGATCGCCGCTCTCCAGGAGGAGCTGGCCGACCGCCTCGACGTCGACCTCCGGGCCGGCGAGTTTGAGATCGACCACGATGGCTTCGGGCGGCTGACTCTGCGTGACCTCCGCCTCGACGACGCCGACGCCACCCCGCTCACGTACCGCGACTTCGAAGCCGCCGCGATTGTCGACGCCCTGAACCTCCTCAAGTACCAGTGGCTCGTCCGGCCGCTGGTGGACGAACGCCGCCGCAACGCCATGATGGAGCGCCGCTCATGACTCACTTCGTCGATCTCTTCACCGCGCTCGCCGCCCCGTTTGAAGACTGGGAGATCCGCGAGCGCAAGGCCGACAATCAGTCGAACCGGATGCTCGTGTATGTGACCTCGCAGACGGTCAAGAACCGGCTCGATGACGTGCTCGGCCCCGAGAACTGGACCGTGGATTTCACCGAGCGGTCGGGCGGGATCGAGTGCCGGCTCACGATCACCCTGCCCGATGGCTCGACGCTCTCGCGGACCGACGCCGGATGCGGCAAGGATCTCAAGGCCGCGTATTCCGACGCGATCAAGCGAGCCGCGGAAGGCTTCGGCGTCGGTCGCTACCTCCGCAAGCTCGGCGTCCCCCGCTTCGCCCGGACCGCCTTCGGCGAGCCCGCCGAGATCGTCACGCCGCCCCGGGTCGCGGCGCAGGCCTCGACGCCACCCGTCGCCCCCGCCCCCGTCGGACCCCGGACCGGCCGCGAGTTGTTCGACTTCTTGAAGTCCGAGGGCCAGCACGTCGGCCGCAACCTGCTCAACGAAGTCAGCAGCTTCGGCCGGCAGCATGGCTTCCCCACCCGGATTGTCGACTGGGATTACGCCCAGGTCGTCGACGGCGTCGACGAGGCCCGTCGGCTCGCGGGCTCGGTCCAGGCCCCCGCGCGGAGGGTCGGGTGATGCCTCTCACAATCCAGATCGACTGCCCCGCCTGTCTCGGGACGGGGCTCGGCCGATACGACCACGACCGTTGCCCCGACTGCCACGGCCGGGGCGTGATCGAGCGGACCTTGACCGAGGCGGATCTCCGGCTCGCCGAACTACACCAGCTCGACCAGGTCGGCGACGAGGACGACGACGCGGGCGAGAATCGGGACCCGGCGGGGAGGACCGGGTGATGACCGGCCCAATCGGCACGGCCCGCAAAGAGCGCAATTATGGCCCGGGGGTGTCTGACGAGATTGCGATTTCGGATGAGCGCGCTGTTGCCTTTCTCGGCGCGGCGCGTTACAGATTCTCTTGCGGTGGTCCCGGGAAGCTGAACCCTTCCCCGGGATCTCCCGTATCCGCAAGATCGCCATCCACGTCACGGTCGGCATATCCGGTCCCACAGCAAAGCGGACCCCGATGGCCAGCCGCACAGGAGCCTGAGTCTGATGTCCCTCCTCATCGACGCGACCCAGGACGCGCCACGCGTCCGCGATCTCTCTGCGCCTCGGCCTCGGCCCCGGCGTCGCGATATCGTCGCCGTGCGCCCCGATCCTGCCCGGTTCGTCGCCCCGACCCAGTTCTACGCCCCCGACTTCTTCCTTCGCGCCGACAGCGAACTTTCGTACACCGCCCGCCTGGTGGGTGTCGCTCTCTGTTCGCTGGCTCGCAATGGCGAGATCGGCTTCGCGCCCGACAATCGCGAGCTGATCGCGGCCACGGGCCTCGGCGAGCGGACCGTCGATACCAGCCTCACCGAGCTGGAGAACGCCGGCCTGATCTTCCGCGTGACGCGGACCTACGACAGCCAGGCTCGCGACCTCGAACGGCTGGCCGATCTCGGCTACTGCTGCCCCTGGCTGGCCGAGGGCTTGACGCTGCCGATGCGAATCATCGTCCTCCTCTGGAGGCTCCCCGAGAATCCCCCGCCCCGGCCGTTCATCCCGCCGGTGCCGGTGAAGCCGCCCCTGCCTCTGGGTTTCCGGAGGTAGGGATGCCTTCTTCACACCTGTTCACGGGTCCGGCGGACATGACGTCTGCCGGCCGGCGGGGATTGTCCGTACCCGCCCTCCGATTGCTCCACTTCCTCGGCCCCTTGCGGGACGCGGGGAAGCGTTCGTTCACGACCACACATAAAGACCTCGCGAGCCACGCCGAGGTCTCCGTCAGCCATTTCCGTCAGAACGTGATGCCCCGCCTGATCGCGCTCGGCCTGATCCGGATTCAGCCCGTCGCCGGCCGTGGCATCCTCGTCGAGATCCCTGCCTACGCCCCGCTCACCCGGGCCGAGATCGGCCGCCTGGTGACGATCTCCGACCCTGCCAGTCCGACCTGTACAAGCGCTTCGAACCCTGACACTTTTATCTATACAGGCGCGAACGTACCCTGCCATCGGGGTGTGTCAGGGTCCACCCTGACAGTCAGACTGCCAGAGGGTGACACTCCCTGTACACTACCTGGGACCGATCGAGAGCGCGCGCAACGGGTGGTGAAGACGCTGGCCCGACGCTGGTGCAAGAGCCCGCGGCCGACCTGGTGCTGCTGGCCAGGCGACGACAAGATCGCCGCCGCCGCGGACCTGCCCGTCGCCGAGATCCCCAGCCTCTTAACCGAGGCTCGATCGGCCGGTTACGTCGAGACGTTCCTGCTCGTCGACTTTCTGGACTGGCTTGAAGACTGGCGGTCGAAGGGGATGCCGATCGTCCCGCCCGCCGGCCTCGGCACGCCCAACCGGGTGATCGTCCTTCGCAAGCGGTTCGTGACCTCGCAGGAGGTGTACTTCCGCTCTCACCCCGAGCCTGTACACTACGGCCTCACGCGGGCGCGGGGAATTCATGAGAGAGACAGAGAGAATTCTCTCTCTCTATCTCCGGATTCGCGCACGGACGCGACGACGGCAGCGACGACCCCCGAGCCGCTCAGCGACGAAGCGCGCGCCGCCTGGCTCGCCGAGGTCGAGAGCGGATCGCCGGTCCGGGCGACCCGGGCGCGCGCCGCACTCCGGGCTGACGACCTGGCGCGCAAAGACCGGCCGCCGGGTCCCACAGCAAAGACCCCCGGCGGCCGGCGGAGCGAATCATCGAGCCCGCTCAATCTTACGCCAGAACAGGTGTTCACGGCAAGCGTGAAGGCCGGTGAATCTGGACTGAACCTCCAGATCGACGCATCCGACGTCCGATTGGATTCAGGCCCGGCTACCCTCGCGATGCCCGAAAGCACCGTAAGGGATTGGGCGCACGAGGATTCGAACCTCGGACCTCACCCTTATCAGGGGGTAAATAGGCAATCTGGGAAAGCTGACCTAGGGTCGATTAACCCCCTCTCAACCCAAGGGAGCGACCCCAGTGACCCCGATTGCCTCGGCGATGGAGCTGACGGAGCCTCCAAGCCACCTGGCTCCCCCCCTGATCCTGACGGCGGAAGTGACGACCCTGCTCCACCAGCTCGCCCGGCTGACCGCGACGTGTGCGGTCCGGCCGGTGCCTCTGGTCGAGTGGCGCGAGACGATCCTGGTGGTTTACCGCAAGAAAGCCCGGTCGACGCACGACCGGATGCGGCAGGCGCTGGACCTGGCGATCGCTCTGAGCCCACCCGGAGCGACGACGACCGAGGCCCTGACGCCCGGCCTGGTCGAGCGGCTGGCGATGCGGCCGGGAGCCCCGGAGACGATCTCCGGCCTGATGCGGGCCCTCCGCGCCGCCTGCGGCCTCGCGGTGGCAAGCGGATCTCTGGCCTGCTCGCCGTTCGGCCCGTCGACCCCCTGGCCCGAGCCCGACGACAGGCCCCGGCATCGGCACCACTCGCGGGCGGACCTGGCCCGGGTCCTGGCGTACCTGGAGGCGAGCTCGTCGACGTGGGAGGGCGGCCGGCTCTACGCCCTGGCGGCGACCCTGGCGTATGCGGGGCTCCGCCGCAACGAGGCGCTCCGGCTTCGGGTCGACGACGTGGACCTGAGTCGCTCGATCCTCCACGTTCGCCGGCATGGCCGTCGGCTCAAGACCAGGAAGAGTGCCGCGCCGGTGCCGATGCCCGGCCCGCTGGTGGCGATCCTGCGGGCCTGGCTGCCCCGCTGCGGGGCTCCGTGGGTGTTTCCGGGGGTGATGAGGCTTGGCCCCTGGACGGGGGGCATGGCGGGCAAGACAGCCCGGTGCAAGCTCCGCGCGGCGGGGCTGGCCGTGGGCGTGGAGGGCTTTACCCCGCAATCGCTCCGGCGATCCTGCGCGACGCACCTCCGTGGCAAGCACGGACTCAGCCCCGCGCAAGTGCAGTTGGTGCTTCGGCATTCGTCGCAGGAAACCCAGCGGCACTACCTGGAAGACGACCTGGTGAATCTGGCCGAACTGGTGGCCGACTTCCGGTTCGCCTAGCGGCCATAATCCGCGAGATCCGGCCCGGCTCGCCGGCGCGGGGCTGGGCGCCAGGCGTCCCGCCCGATCGCGGTCCCAGGCCGCGCAGGGCCTTTCCACGCGAAAGGCTGTGCGCGGCCTGACCGCATGCGCCCCGAGCCGGGCGACGTGTCAACGAATGCCGGTCTGATAGCGACATGGACAGGCCGCCCCGATCGTCGTCCGCGCGTCGAGGATACCGCCAAGGGAGAGGAGGACGTTTATGCTTGCCCTGTTTGAAACGGAGATCGCCGAGACCTACCCGACCCGCTGTGCCCATTGCCTGATGAGCCTCGCGTTCATTCGGTCGACCGCCTCGCGGAAGTGGATCCTTGTCGAGTTCCGCGGGGCGGTGAGCGACCCCGAGACGCATGAGCCGATCCCGCGCTATCGCCGCCACCGATGCCCGTCCGGCCCGCTCGTCGCTGCTGATGAGGTGGCGAGATTCATTGCCCAGCGAGCGATTCAGGGGAGCTGATCGAACCGCCAAGCTGATCGAACCGCCAAGTCGCCAAGTCGCCAAGAGATTCAGTCCACGCGAATCGGAGGAACCTGTTTATGAATCCAGATACCAAACCTCACGAGCCCGAGTATCCCGGCGACATCGTCGGGACTCTGACGGCGGAGATGGTCGACAAGTCTGACGAGTGGCTCTCGGCCAACGCCGAGACCCTGATCGCTACGCTTTCGGTGTCGAGCCGACTCGATCGCTGCCCCTTCTGCGCCGACGTCGTCATCGTCCAGGACGTCGACGTGCCGGGCGTGATGCTCCTCTGGAACACCTTCCCTTCGATCATCAGGGATCTTCCGGTCCTTGCCTATCATATGTGTGTCCCAAGAGTGGAGGGCCGGCGAGCCAAGGCCACGCCCCTCGAACTCGAGCGAGCCCGGACCAATGCCCGCCTCCGCGTCCTCGACATGATCGCCCGCGGCGAGCGCGACGGCATCCACGGCGACGGCTGCGGCCACTTCGGCGAGGGCGGTGTCCTCGGCGGGGAAGGCGGTGGGAAGTCATGATCATCGATATCTATGTCGGCGAACGCAAGATCTTCGAATACGGCCGGCAAGTCGCGGTGTCGCTCGAAGCCTCGTTCGCGCCGATCGCGAGCGAGGATTTCATGGGATCCCATCACGAGCGGCATGTGGTCGTCGGCTGCTCCACCCCGAAGCGGATCAAGGTGCCGACCGGGTCACGACCCGAGCCGGGATCGGAGTGGCTCCTGCTCCTGCCCGATGGGCGGAGCCTGACGGCCGGTCGCGTCTTGCGGCTGGCCCACCTCGGTATCCAGGGCTTCGGCCTGGTCGTCGCCGAGCCGTCGGCGGACCTGGCTCCGGCCGGGCTCGACGGGCCGACCTTGTTCCCGTCGTCGTCGAACGGGGGTGATCGATGACGCAGGTCATTGCGTTTATCAATCAAAAGGGCGGCGTCGGCAAGACGTCGTGCTGCTTCCACCTGGCCGGGGCGCTCGTTAACCCTGTCGTGCTGGTGGACAACGACCCGCAAGCCAGCCTGACGCAATCGCTCCTCGGATCGATGGCTACGAGGCGATTGCCCCCATCCTCCACGGTGGGCGAAGCCTACCGCCGCGAAGACGATACCCCTCTAAATATCATGCCGATCGCCAGCGGCTACCTGATTCCAGGCTGCTCGACTCTCTTCAGCATCAATGATTATATCGACCCTCAGGAGATCACTGATGGGCGTTTCGCGAACTTCCGTCGGACGATCCGTTCGATGCTCGCGTCGATCACGATCATCGACTGCCCGCCGAACATTGGGGGCTGCGCGTGGGCTGCGCTGGCGGCGGCCGACGGCGTGGTCATCCCCGTCGTGGCCGACGACCTGTCGATGCAGGGGCTCGCGCCGGTGCTTGAGGCGGTGGCGACGGCTCGCGAGCGGCTCAATCCGAGGCTCGCGTTCCTGGGCTTCGTGCTCACCCGCTATCGCGGCCGTCAGCGGCTGGCTAGGTCGTTTCGCGAGGCTCTCACCGAGGCGTATCCCGGCGACGTCTTTGACGCGGTGATCCCCGACCTGGCGATGTTCGGCGAGGCGATGAACGCCCGCGAGCCGGTGACTCACTACGCCCCGACGTCCCCCGCCGCCGCGGCGATCCATGCCGTCGCGCTCGAACTGCTCGTGCGGCTCGAGCAGTCCCGGTCCGAGATCGGAGAGGAGGTGATCGGATGAGCGTAGGTACATCGAAGGCCAAGGCCGCGAAGAAAGCGAACATCCTCGAATCGATCGGCGTCGGGCCCGGGGCTCCGGCCGCGGGCGACAAGGCCGCGAGGAAGGCCGGCAAGGCGATCGTCGCCGAGCTCGACGCCGCGTCGGACCCGTGGGCCGGAGTCGCGTCGTCGAAGCAGGTCTTGCGGGAGATCCCGCTGGGGAAGATCGTCGGCGATCGCCAGCAGCCCCGGACCGAGTTCGACGCCGAGGCGCTCGACGAGCTGGCCGCGTCGATGCGGTCGGTCGGTCAGCTTCAGCCCTGCGATGTGTCGTGGGACCCGAGCCTCAAAAAGTACGTGATCATCTTCGGCGAGCGTCGGCTCCGCGCGGCGTCGATCGCGGGCCTCAAGACGCTCCGCTGCGTGATCCACGATCCCCGGCCGGATGCGGACAAGCTCCGCATGGTCCAGATCGTCGAGAACCTCCAGCGTGCCGACCTTGGCCCGATCGAAGAGGCGCGGGCGTTCGAATCGACCTTGCTCGCAACCTCCTGGTCGCAAGCCGAGCTGGCCCGGCGGATCGGGTGCAGCGAGGCCCGGGTGTCGAAGGCGATCGCCCTGGTGCGAAAGCTCCCGCCCGAGGTCCAGGCGTGGGTGGCGGATGGGTCGCTGCCGGCGGGGCATGCGTACGAGATCAGCCGGATGGAGAATTCCGGCGAAAAGATTGAGGTGGCGATGGCGGCGATCCGGCACCACTCGTCGCGTAGCGAGGTCGAGAAGAGTGTGGCCTGGAGGCTGGAGCGCGAGGTCCGCGAGGCGCAGCAGGCCCGCGAACGTGAGGCCCGCTCGGCTGAGATCAAGGAAGATCGCGAGCACGAGCGGGCGCTCCGGGACGAGGCCGCAAAAGAGGCCATGAGGCGGCGGCCTGATCCCGGCGACGACGACGACGATGATGACGACCCAGGCCCGCGGATCGGCGGCCTGCTGGATCGCGCACCGAGCCCGCCGACCCTTTCCCCGGGAAAACCCTGGACGCCTCCCCCGCCGCCGGTCCTGATCGGCGGTTGGCTGCCCCGCAAGGATTGGGGGCGGTCGGTCGACTTCTCGCTCGATCTCCCCGACGCCGACGGCGAGCCCAGCGAGTTCGGCCTGGCGATCAACCTCCCCGCCGGCTCGGAGTGGGCCGACGCGATCAAGGTCCTGGAGACCGCCCTGGCCGGCGCGAAGGCCTGCCGTGCCTTTGCGATGGTCCCCGGCGGAGCCAAGCCGGGCGACCGGGTGACGCTCTGCGATCCGGATCACCCGTTCCACGCCGGCAAGGGCACACTCCTGGACCGATGCCCCGATGGGATCGATTACCTCTGGGTCGCGTGGGAGGACCACGGCGACTATCCGGCCGAGACCCGCGCCCACCCGGCCGGCAAGCTCCGGCACCTCGATCCGCTCCTGATCGAGGTGGCGGACGAGGCCGAGCCAGACGGAGGGACGGCCGCATGATCGTCCCGATCTACCAGTCGCAAGCCTGGCTTTACCATGCCGGCCGCGACGACTATCTCGACCGCTGGACCCTCGCGAGCTTCGCGCCGATCGCCGACCTCGACGTCCAGGAGGGCGTCGGGGTCCGGCGCGGTCGGAGGGGGGGGCGAGCGGCCCAAAGCCTGGGTCAAGGCTCCGCCGCTGTCGCGGATCGCCGAGCGGCCGATCGCCGGCGATCCCATGTCGCTCTCGCTGCTGTCGAGCTTTCTCGCGACCGACCTGCCGGCGACGGTACTCGTCTTGAGCGGCGAGCGCGAGAGCGGTCGGACGGCCTCAGTGGTCCTCGCCCTGGCTCTGGCTGGCGACCCGCTCTTCCCGCTGGCGTCGGCTCCCGTCGTCGAGTCGGCCCCGGCCCCCGTCGTCGTGGCCCAGCGCACGACGATCGAGGTCTACGCGGCGGTGCAAACGTGCTGGCATCTCCGGCGCGAGAAGGTGGTCAATGCCTGGGTCATCCTCGACTTCGGGCCGATCGCGGCGGCGGAGGACCTGGAGACCTCGCCCGGGTTCCGGTTCGTGCAGGAGTCCTGTTACGAGCCGGCGTACATCGTCGAGGCTCCCGCCACGGCCGAGCGGATCGGGCCCGTGGTCCGGCTCGCGCCGGAGACACCGCCGCCGTGGATGACCCCCGATGGACTCGTCCTGAATGCCTCGGCCGGCAAGCTGGGGCTTTCGCTGGTTCATGCCGTCCGACCGCTCCGCGAATGGACCGCTACTGTCCACACGAGGCCCAAGGATCGCCCGGCGACCAAGCCCGACGGCCGCAAGGTCGTCGACAAGCCGGGGCAGCTCGCCTTTGGATGGGCATCATGATCGGCTGGATTGCCGCCGCCCTCGGCCGGCTCCGCGATGCCTATATCGGGCCGCGCGAGCCAGAGCGGATGACGTCGATCGACGAGCCCGACCTCGGCTATGGAGGCTGGTGCGGGCCTGTTGATCTGCCCAAGCACACCGGCACTGGGGAGAGCCCTCGGCATGGATGCCGGGGCCGACCCGCCGACACGCCGACCCTCGACAGGGAGGCCGGGGCGTCGGGGCCGACGTGGCCTAAGGTTTACCGCGACGACTGAGCGCACGCGCGCACGAATGACGATCAATCAAACAGAGAGGGCGGAGGCCCTGTCGAGCCCCCGCCCTGCCCCGAGTCCGAACCCCACGAGGGAGGCCCGTCGATGTCGGCTGAATCCAACCCAGATCCGGTGGACAAAACCCGCAAGCGCCGGGGCGACCGCGCATCCTCGCGTGGTCATGCCGGGGTGGCTCTGCACACGCCCGTCACTCGACGCCGGGCGACCATCACGCTGAGCGCCGAGGCTTATGCACGCCTCGACATCCATGCACATGAGACGTCACAGCACATGGGCGAGATCCTGTCGACGCTGATCCTCGAACAGATCCCCAGATACAGCGCTCGCCGCGTCCTCGGCCGTTCCGACGCTGCCGTGGACACTGGAGAGGATCGGCAATCGGAGACGGCTGCATAAACCTTTCCGCCCCCCGGCCCGGCGATCGCGTCGGGTCGGGTAAGCGGGAGGGGCGCGTCGAAAGTCGCGAGCGAGAGGTCACACCAGGGCAGGGGAGGGGGCAGGCCAATGGGATGTGCCATCATCGAATTCGGCGATGGTTACGGCTGGATACGCGGCACCGGCGTCAAGGCGTGCTCGGTGCCCGGGTGCAACCGGCTCAGCGAGTATCTCTGCGACTTCCCTATCGCTCGCGGCCGGACCTGTGACGCCCGGCTCTGCTCGCGACACGCCCGGCTCCAATCGCGAGCATCGACCGAGGCGCTGCCTGGACTCGCTGACGTCATCACCCGCGACGATGAAACACGGATCGACTATTGCCCGACTCATGATGCGTTTCATGATGCGTTGACTCGATCACGATCTTTGATTTGAGAGGAGCCGATCATGGGAGAGCCCGAGCCGATTCCATCGCCCGAGCCGCAGCCACCGCCGAAGCCTTATAAGGTGGTGACCTATCGCGAACTGTCGGTCAAGCCTGTTCACAACCTCGACGCTCTTGAGGATACGCCCGGTCTTTTCTTTCGCTCGACAACCGGGGAGTTGATCCGTTACGAGGTGGTCAATAGCGAGTGGGTGATTGCCAAGCCTTCGCGGTCATCATTGCGCCGCTGGGATCGTCTCAAGCTCGCGGCCGAGCTGCTCTGTCTCGTGCTGCTCGGGGCCGGCTGGCTCTGGCTCCTGCTCACCTGGACGTCGCCCGACTACGTGCCTTGATGCTGGGGGGATTGTCGATGGACGTCGTGACGCTCGAAATACACTCCCTTGACACGACCTGGGTCGAAGGGGTTGCCACCCGCCATGCGACACAGCGCCGCCTCACGTCGATGCTTGGCGCGGTGAACGATCAGCCCTTGTGCGTTGTGGACCAGAACGGAGACGAGCGACTGTACGACAGGGGCTTGATCCTGCTTGCCGCATGCGATCTCACGGTTGATGAAGACAGCCCCGTTCTGACTTGCGAGTGCAGATATCTCTACAGGAGCCGCGACTGGAATGACGTTCTAACGATCGGCCGCGTATGGATGCCCGCGTTCGATGCGTTCGGGACGCCGCTTTTCCCCTACCGAGATATCCGGTCAATCCCCCCGCGAAGCGGCCCACTCGACCCGATCAGAGTCTTCCGCGGACCGATGGACTCTCAGACGATCACAGTGCCCTATTGAAAGCGTTCGCGCCTTGACCCTCGCCCTCTAACCCCCAAAGGACCGCCCATGCGACCCGTTGCTCTGACCCTGGCTCTCGCCCTCATCGATGCGTTGACTCAGTCACGATCTTTGATTTGAGAGGAGCCGATCATGGGACAGCCCGAGCCGATTCCGCCACCGCCCCGTCTTATGCCTGCGCCCGACGAGAATTGGCAAAGGATCATGCGTGCTTTAGCCAAGCACCGCAAAGCTCGCCGAGCGAGGCGACGAGATCGTCTCAAGCTCGCGGCCGAGCTGCTCTGTCTCGTGCTGCTCGGGGCCGGCTGGCTCTGGCTCCTGCTCACCTGGACGTCGCCCGATTACGTGCCTTGATTTTTTGTCGGGGAGCATTCGTCGTGAAGCAGACCGAATCGGAGTTTGAGGTCCAGGTAGAAACCCTTGAGGGGCCTCCGAACTTGCGGATCAAAATGGCGGCCGGCGAGATCATCTTTGACGGGTGCATCACGCCCAAAGATGCCTTAGCGATCGGCATTGCCTTGATCAATCGTTCCTTCGCTCTCCTCACCGAAATCCTAACCCCAAAGGACCGCCCATGCGACCCGTTGCCTTGACCCTCGCTCTTACCCTCATCGCCGCCGGCTCGATCGCTCGCGCGCAGGACGAGCCCGCGCCGTTCCGCTTCCCGTCGATCCCTCCCCCGTCGACGCCCGCGCCGCTCCCGGCCGGGCCACCGCCCGCCGCGCCTCTGACCGAGGACCAGGTCGAGGCGATCGTCGCCCGGGTCGTCGCTCGCGAGCTGGCCGCCGCGCGGCCCTCGCCATCGGCTCCGCCGATCCCCACGACGCCCGCCGCGCCGATGCTGGCGGTCGGGCCGATCCCACCGCGCCAGCCGGATGGGTGGTTTCCCTTGCCGCCTTCGCCGGCGATGCCGACGCCTCAAGCCGCGATGCCGGCCGTGGTCCCCACGACGATGACGGCCAGGGCGGCTGTCCTGGTACCAGCCGGTCCGATCTCGCGGACCGTCGCCCGGCTGGGTCGGTCGCTGGTGAGGATCGGCGAGCCCCGAGTGCGGACGTTCGCGCTTGCGCCGGTCCAGCCCGCGCCGGTGCCGAGGGTGATCGCCAGTGAGCAGCGGCCGTGATCAGTCGCCGGCCACGATCGCGCCGAGGGCCTCCACCTCGGCGATGATCGCGGCGATCCGCGAGCGGGGCAGGTCGAACACGTCGGCCAGAAACCGCTGGGAGAATACCCCCGACTTCGCCGCGTGGGCGATTACCAGGTTGCGACGGAACCTCCACCGCTGGCCCGGGGTCGCGTCCGGGTCGAGCGCCATGGGCTTGGGTAGCGCCAAGGGGTCGCAACCCATCGGGCGGCCCCGGCGAAGGTCGGCACGGGCGCGACGAGTCACCGGAGTCCGCCCCGGCCCTCGGCCAGCCGCAAGCCCAGCGCCTCGGCGATCCGGTCGGCACTGGCCAGAGAGAGCGACCGCTCGCGTGCGACGAAGCGGCTCACGATCGCGGGATCGAGGCCCGCGGCGATCGCCACGGCGAAGGCCGAGAGCTTGCGGCCGGCGATCACGGCCCGGAGCTGATCGGAGAGCGGCGACGTTGCCTCGCTCGGCTTGGGTTTGGATTTGGCCATTTGGTGATGCACCCTGTCAAAACGTGTCGCTTTTATGCACGACTCTATCCAGGCTCACGTTTCGTGTGTGCCTTCCACGTCCCGCTTCTCGCGATCGGCCGTGCGATTATGGAGCGACCGGAGTGCCGCATTGAGATGCACGATGGCTTCCGCGTTATAGGCGCTGGCGAAGCGAGTGCCCTGGTAGTACTCGATCCGATCGAGCGCCGCCTTGATGACGTCCTCGACGAACGCGCCGTTGGGTTCGAGGCGTTCGCCGCCGCGTCCCAGGGGGCCGTTCTGCCATGAGATCGTGAAGCCTCTACCGGAGGTCGTGCCGCCGGTCGGCATGCCGGTGGAATCGGACCAGTGATGCGATTGGATCATCGTCGTCCCCTCTCTCAATCATGCCGCGCGGCCAGCGCCCGGACCGTCGAGGGCGACCAGCTCGCCCCCGTCTTGGTCGGCTCGCCGCGATCGTTCAGCGCCGCGCAGACCTTTCGCAGGGAAAGGCCCTGCGCCCGCAACGACCGGATCTCGGCCAGCACGTCCTGCTCCCGCCGGTTCGGGACGAGCTGCTTCCCGTCGGCCGCGAGATCCTGCCCGTAGGGGAGCCGGCCGCTGATCCGCTCGCCCCTCGACCGCTTGTGATCGAGGGCGGTCTGGGTCCGCTCACAGATGGTCTCGCGCTCCCATTGCGCGACGGTCATCATGATGTTGAGGACCATCCTGCCCCCGGCCGTCCGGGTGTCGATCGACTCGCTGACGGACATCAGCGCCTTGCCGGCCTTCTCCCCGAAGTACCGATCGATCAGGAGCGACCAGTCAGCCAGCGACCGGGTGAGCCGATCGAGCTTGTACACGACGAGGCCGTCCAGCGCGCCGGCGTCGAGCATCGCCAGCACGCGGGCCAGGGCCGGGCGATCGAGGGTCTTGGCCGAGACTCCGGCATCGCACTCGATCTCGACCAGGTCGAGCCCATGCAGCTCGGCGTAGAGCCTCACCTTGTCGCGCTGCGCGTCGAGGCTGACACCGTCGCGTGATTGCTCGTCGGTCGAGACGCGGACGTAGCCGATCACCGCACGCCGTTCGCCTTGTTTCACCTTGCCGCGCTCGCATTTAGATGTCAGCAGGCACGATGCCTCGCGGCACAATCGGGCATGCCACCGGGCACTAAGGTCGACCCGGGGTTGTGACCGGTCCGTCACGCGCGCGTTTTAGGCGTGAAAACAGGGGCTCCTCCCCTGCTGCACCATCGAACATCGAGAGAACAGCCGAGCGGGGCCTGACACCCGCTCCGCCAGCAAAACTATCGTGCCCGGCGGCACTTCGGTTCACCCCGCCCGACCCCGAAAACAATAAACGCAGCGCCGGAAATTGGATGTTAAACTAGGCAAGATAGAACCTTGGATCGGATGCGAGCGACGGATAAACGCAGCCTCCCCCCCTATTGATAGAGCGACCTGATTCGGCACCGGGATTCCCACCGATGGATTCTGCCCCGACCTGCGCGCGCCGCTGCGGTCGACCGCCCATGTCGGTCGATCCCGTGCTCCGCGCTCGCAACTTCCGATGGCTGTTTGCCAACCTCCTGGGTCATTCGTTCGACGCGATCGCCGCCGCCGAGGTCGAGCCGGTCAACCCGACGACGGTCCTCCGTGGCGTGGCCGTCGCGCGAGACCAGGCGATCGCGATCCTCGGCCGGCTGCCCTCCACCGAGGCCCTTCAGTTCGACTTCGCCGGTCCGACGGGTCCCAGCAAGAGCCGCCGGAAGTGCCGGCCCGCTCGATCGGACCTCTCCGCATGAGCTTAACCCTCCCCTCACACGCGCCGAAGCGGTTCCCGCGGCTGTTGCCTCCCCCCGGTTTCGCGCCGCAAGAGCGGGCTCTCCGGATCGGTGGATGGCCGGCTCGTGTCCTGCTCTGGACGGCCGATCAATGGTCCCGGATGGACCCGGCCGAGCGACCGGCCGACGCATTCACGCTTGGAAATACCTACATCGCCATTCGGGTCGACTGAGTCGGCCCGAGAGTCAGCCCGGACGATGATGTCCGGCAGTCCCCCCCCTCGACGAGCGGGGGGACAACACACCGACCGGCCGGGAGAGTCGCAGCTCCCGGCCGGTCGGCTTTTCACCTATCCTCATCGAAGAATGTACGCATGCAAGGCGCTTTGTCCAACGTCTTCCGCCAGATGATCGCGGCGTGCTATCTGAAGGGGATTCCGATCTCGCCGGCAACCCGGCTTTATGTCGGCCTGTGCCGGCGCGGCGTCGGGCAGGCCCTCGCCGGCCTGGTCGTCGAGCCCGACGATCCGGCCTATGCCCGCGTCGAGGTGAGCCTGGTCGACGGGGCCTTCCGCCAGGTCGGCGATGGGACGATCGAGAACGCCGTACCGATCACCTTTTCCAAGTCAACGTGTGAGTGGGGCTGGATGTATTCGGCCTTCCTCGCCGACGCCCCGACCGGCGGCACGATCGTCGCCGCGATCGAGGCCTCGTCCGTGTGCTTTGTCCCGGCCGGCCGCGTGGTCGAGATCCCGCCGGGGAAATTCCGTCTCGACCCGTGATCCCCTGATCGAGCCACAGCTATGGGGCGCATGCTCCGCGATTTCTCCCTCTGGGTCGTCCGTCAGCTCGGCTATCCGACGCCCCCCGTCGAGCCTGATCCTCCCCCCGGCTACTCGACCGTACCCTTTCCCCGCGAAAGGGTCGACCCGCCCCCCGACCTCCCTCGTGAGTGAGTCACCCCGCCATGTCGACCGTCGTCATCCCCGCCCCCCACGACTGGCTTCCCAACGCGGTCTTCACGCTGGGCGTGGGCCTGGCGACGTTCGTCGGGTTCGCGGGCCAGATCCTTCACGGCCTCGCCGCCGTGGTCTCGTTTGCGATTTTGGTTGCCTCATTCGCGATCCTCGTCCGCCGCTATCGGTGGGAGGCCGAGGACCGGGCCGAACGCAAGCGGCTCCGGCAACGGCCGCTGGGATGAAAGGTTGATTCCGGCATGGCAAACGGACATGGCGGACGGCGTGCCGGCTCGGGGCGTAAGCCCAAGGCGCAGCGGCACGAAGGCCCGATTCTCGCGGCGGAAGCGAGGATCGTCGCCCATCTTGAAAAGGCGATCGACAACGTCTGCGCCCTGGCCGATGGCATTCTCTGCCAGCGGGTCACTCCCGAGGGCACGATCGACGTCTTCGAGAAGCCCCCCGACCTTCGCGCGAATCGCTACCTGATCGATCGCATTCTTGGACGGCCAACGCAGGCTGTCGAGGTCTCCGGCCCCGACGGCGAGGCGGTCCCTGTTGACCTCTCACTCCTGGGAATCGATGAGCTCCGACAGCTCCGTGGGATCGCTCGTCAACTGGATCGCCAGCGATCCGACCGAGGCGACCCTGAGGCTTGAGGCTTTACTCTGCCGCGCCTCGCTCGCCGAGTTCTTCCGCGCCTCCTGGCACGTCATGGAGGGCGATAAACCGCTCGGCGACAACTGGCACGTCGATGCGATCTGCGACCACATTCAGGCCGCGCTCGAAGGCTGGATCGCACGACAGGCTGACCCATCGGCGGTTGTCCCGATCAAGGACATCCTGGTCAACGTCCCGCCCGGGACGCTCAAGAGCCGGATCGTCAGCGTCTGCGCTCCCGCGTGGATGTGGACGCGATACCCCGCGTGGAAAGGGATCTTCCTCTCGAGCAATCCCCGCGTCGCCTTGCGGGACGCCAGCTACTCCCGCGAGCTGATCGAGTCTGACTGGTACCAGGAGACGTTTCGCCCGGAGTGGACGCTCGCCGAGGACCAGAACGCGAAGGGGCTTTTCAGGAACACGGCCGGCGGCTTCCGCCAGTCGCAAGGGATCTCGGCGAAGATCACAGGCGATCGAGCCGACGCCATTTTCGTCGACGACCCGCACGACGCCGAGGAGGTCAAGTCGCGGGCGGCACGCGAAGAGGTCGTCGAGAAGTGGAAGAGTGCGATCTGCAACCGGGTCAATGATCCGGGTGTCTCGATCCGCGTCGGGATCATGCAGAGGCTTCACGCCGAGGATTGGTCCTGGCAAGTCCTCACCGAAGGCTGGACGCATCTCTGCATCCGTCAGGAGTTCGACCCGTCGCGCGACTCGGGCGTCTCTCCGATTGGCTGGCGTGACCCGCGAACCGCCGAGGGCGAGCTGCTCTTCCCGGCGCGATTCGGGCCCGCGTACATCGCGGCGGAGAAGGCCCGGCTTGGCTCCGAAGGCTACGCCGGCCAGCATCAACAGGACCCCGTTCCGGCCGGTGGTGGTCGATTCAAGCGGGCCTGGCTCTGCTATTTCGATCGGGTCGACGACGACCCGGCCGGAATCATTCTCCGGCTTCGCTGGCCGGATGGCCGGACCAAGCTCGTCCCGCTGGCTCACTGTCGGATCTTCGGGACGGTCGACCTCGCGAACAGCCTCAAGAAGTCGGCGGACTACACCGTGCTCGCCCTCTGGGCCGTGACGCCGCATTGCGAGCTGATCCTGCTCGACCTGGTCCGCGATCGGATGGAAGACCCGGATATCGTCCCGAGCCTGATCCGGCTTCAGGAGCGATGGAAGCCGGGCTACTGGGGGATCGAGGCCAACGGGATCGGGCTTGGCATCGTCCAGTCGGCCCGACGCTCCGGGCTGGCCGTGCAGGCCGTCTACGCCGACACGGACAAGATCGCTCGATCCTCGACGGCCGTGATCCGCTGCGAGGCCGGACAGGTTTTCCTCCCCGCCTCGGCCCCCTGGCTGATCGACTTCGAAACCGAGCTGCTGACCTTCCCCAAGACCACGCATGACGACCAGGTCGACGTCCTGAGCCTCGCGGCGATCGACGTGTTTCGCACCGGCGGTCCAGGCGAGCCGCCCGAAGAGATCGAGAAGGCGATGGAGGCCGCACAGAAGGCCCGCTCCGAGGAATGGCACAAGGCCGAAAACCCGGCCTGGTGGCCAGATGAAGACGACGACTAACTCTCCCTCTCCGCAGGGGCTCTCCTTTGGCCGGACGACTTCGACAAGCCTGGAATCTCCTGATGGGCCGTGGATCGCCCGGCGGCGGCTATGCCGGCTCGTCCTGGTCGGGCGGACCCAGCTCGCCCGACGCCTTTGGGGCCAAGCGTCAGCCTTCGCCCTGGCAGCTCGTCGAGGCGTACAAGTCGATCATCTACTTTTGCGTCAATCTGAACGCCGTCGCTGTGACCCGGATACCGCTCCGGCTCTACGCGGTCCAGCGCCCGGGTGATCCCGAACCCAAGGCGGCGAAGCGGTGCCTGTCGGCCGACGAGGCCCGGCGGTTCCTGCGAGCGTCGTCGCTCTCGGGAGTGATGGCGGGGGCCCGTCGCGTGCACGAGCTGGCCGAGCATCCGTTTCTCGACACGCTCGATCGGCCGAATCCCTACTTCGACCGCCGGCAACTGCTGGGGCTGATGTGCCGGTATCTCGACGTCGTCGGCGTCGGCTACATCCGCCCCGTGGCTGGCCCGTTCGGTCCGCCGTCGGAACTCTGGCCGCTTCAGTCGCAATACGTTTATCCGGTCCCGTTCGCTCAGTCGGCTCTCATCGAGAAGTACCGCTACTTCACCGATGAGTTCCCCTTCGATGGCCTGATCCGGATGCGGTGGGAGTCGCTCAAGAATCCCTTCGGAGCATGTTTCTCGCCGACGCAAGCGGCGATCGAATACGCGGGCCTTGAAGACAAGTTCGTCGCGATCCAGGATCAGCTCCTCGGCCTGGGGCCACGCCCCGCCGCCGTCGTTTCGCCGATCGACGCGAAGATGCCGATCGGCGACATCGACAAGAAGCTCCTGGAGCAGGATCTCAACCGCAAGCATGGGCCGGGGAATCAAGGTCGGTTCTGGGTCTCGAAAACGCCGTTGAATGTGAGCATTCTCGACTACAAGCCGGCCGACGTCGGCACGAAAGAGATCAGCGAATACGACCTGATGCGGACCGCCAACTGCTTTGGCACACCCATCAGCTATTTCACGAGTGACACCAATCTGGCGAACCTCCAGGCATCACATCGCCAGCATGCCGAGCTTGCCGTCGAGCCGCGCTGCGACCTGATCGCGTCGGCTCTGACCTCATATGTCCAGCGGTTCGATCGCCGTCTCTTCCTGGCGTTCGACCCCTGCCTCGGCGAAGACGAGGAACAGGATGCCAAGGTCCGCGAGATCAAGCTCCGCAACGCCGTGCTGCTGCCGAACGAATGGCGGGGCATGGACGGGCTCGAACCGATCGAGAGCGGCGATGTCCCGCTCGTGCTCGGGACGCTGGCCACGCTCGAATCCAAGGTGAATCCCGCGCCGGTACCAGCCGCCCCCGCTCCGGCGTCTGCGAAGCCGGACAAGCCGACCGCCGAGCAAGACGACGAGGAAGACGACGCCGATGCCCCCGAAGAACAGGCCGACGAAACGCCCGACAACCCCCAGCGTTCGGCGATCGATGCGCGAATCCATAGCCTGCTCGACAAGCTCGATGCTCAGCTTCTCGCGACACCTGTCGGCCGTGGTATCGGTCGCGACCATCGCGGTGGCGATCCAGCGGATGGCCCCGTACGCGAAGGGGGAAGGCCCCGACGAGCCGCCCCCGCCGCCGGATGGGAAGCCGATCAAGGAGGGGCTCCGGGAGTGGTTCCAGCGACAGCAGAAAGAGGTCCTGGGAGTGATCCCGCCCTACGGGATCGACCTGCCGACGAGCTTCCCGAGCCTCACCAATTACGACGATCCGATGGAGCGGGCGATGACGCCCCTGATCTCGGCCTACTGGCACGAGTCGGGGACGAAGACGGTGGGACGCCTGAAGGCGTCGACGGGCCTGGACCTCGCGGAATGGACGGTGACGAACCCGCACACCAGGGCGGCGATCCGGAAGGCGAGCCTGGCGTTTTGTTCGGAGACGAACGCGACGACGGGGCTGAAGCTGGAGGACGCCCTGGTCAAGCTCCGGAGTGAGCTGCAGCAGGGGATCGTCGATCACGGCGAGGCATTGCCCCAGCTCCGCGAGCGGGTGAAGTCGGTCTTCACCGACGCCGAGACGTGGCGAGCCCAGGCGATCGCCGCCACCGAGGCCAGTCGAGCCGTCCACGCGGCCCAGCTCGCGGCGGCCGAGGAATCGGGCGTCGTCGCGGGGCTGGATTGGCTCCTGTCGGACGATGCCTGTCCGCTCTGCAAGGCGGTGGCCACGCAGGCGAAGCAGGTCAAACTCGGCGAGCCCTTCGCCCACTACGGCGACAACCCCGCCTACTCGACGGTTCGCCACCCGCCGCTCCATCCCAACGACCAATGCACGGTGGTTGAAGTCTTGAAGCCGGAATATGGCGGCCCGGAGAACCCCCAGTGGTCGGACCCGGTCGACGTCAACGCGGTGGCGGAAGAGGCCGCGCGAGCGAAAGCGGACGCCAGGGCAAAAGCCAAGGCCAAGGCGGATGCGGACGCGAAGGCCAAGGCCACGGCGATCGTCGCCAAGCCGGTGGTACCAGGGCTGCCCGCCAAGGGGCCGGACACACGGCCGATCGGCGAGCGGATCGCGGCCTACGATGCGACGGAGAAGCTCGACGCCTTGAAGGCGATCGCCGGCCAGGTCGAAGCGGAGAAGGCCAAGATTCGCGAGGAACTGCCCCCGATCCTGGCGGAACGCAAGGCAATCGAGGACTCCCTCTGGTCGAAGAACGTCGCGCGGAACCCAACGCCAGCGGAGCGGCAGCGGCTCAAGGATCTCAATGCGTCGATCGACGCCGTCGCGGCCCGGATTGAAGCGGTCCGGGACTCGGTCGGCGATCGAGTCGCGGCCATCATCCGGGCGAAACCCGGGTTCAAGACGCTCGAATCCGAAGGGGGACAGGCCCACCCGGCGAAGGCTGAGATCCACCGGGCGGAAGACTTCCTCGGCCAGGTCGTCACGCGCGGGTCGGGCCAGCCGATCTTGCGGGTGGGCTATCACAAGATCGCCTCGAATCGGCGTGCGTTTTGCTCCGATCAAGGGACGCTGATCTCGCTCGGACCTCCCGAGAAGGCTCATACCGTTATACACGAATGGGGCCACGCGATCGAAGGCCAGTGGAAAGGGGTCGGCACGCTCTCGCGGGAATTCCTCGAGCATCGCGTCGGCGACGAGAAGCCTCGCTCGCTGGCCAAGGTGATGGGGCGGCGGTACGGCCGGGACGAGACGGGCCGTGAGGATCACTTCGAAGCGGTGTTTGGCAAGCAACGCTGGTACGTGGGCAAGCATTACGAGCACGGAACCGAGATCCTCTCGATGGGGATCGAGAAGCTGTACCAGGCCCCGACGCTCTTCGCCGAGGCCGACCCGGAGTATTGCAAGTTCGTCCTTGGCGTCCTTGATGGAACCTTTCGATGATCGGCCGCATTCGCCTGCCCTTCGGTACCCCGGTCGAAGCCACGCTCACGAGCGAGCTGACGTGGGAGAGCGAGTCCCCGCGGATTGCGGACTGGCTGAACCGGTATTACCCCCCGACCCAGGACTACTCCCCGGCCGATGGCGCTCCGGGCTACAAGCGGTTCGAAGAGATCGCCAGAGAACTCGGCGCGGAGATCCTCGAAATCAGCGAGCCGCCCGACATCGATCCGGATGTTCTTTATTAGATGTGCCTTTATAAGAGCCGCCCATGACTCCCTTCACCCGCGCCTACGATGCCAAGCTCGACGTCTCGGAGGGCGAACGGTCCGTCGTCGCGCGGATCTGCACGGACGTTGTCGACGACTACGAAACCGTGGTCGATCCGGCCGGTGCCGACCTGACCGCGTTCCGTAAGAACCCGATGGTTCTCTGGGCGCATGGCCTTGAAGACGTTCGCGGAACGCTCCCGGTGGGACGATGCGCCTGGGTGAAGTACTCCAAGCCGGATAAAGCTCTGATCTCAAAGACGATCTTTGAAACGGACCCCTTCTCTGACGCCCTTTTCCGCTGGTATCAGGCCGGCGTGCTCCGGGGCTTTTCCGTGTTCGGTAAAGGGGACCCGGAGAAGTGCTCTCCCCCGTCGCCGGCGGAGATTCGCGCTCGTCCCGACCTGGCACGCTGCTTATTCGTGTACCGGAGCTGGACCCTCAAAGAGTATTCCGCCGTCTCCCTGCCGGGAAACGCAGAGGCTCTCGCCCTGGCCGTCTCGCGGGGCCTCGAGGTCCCTGAGATCCTCCGCTCCGCCTTCGGTGCGACCGCGCCGACCCTTTCCCCGGGAAAGCCTCCAGCGCCTCCGAGCGAGCCTGAACTCCCCCCGCTCGTGGCCCGATCGTACGGCGAGGTCCACGCCGCGCTCCGATCCAAGATCGCCGCTCTGCCGATCCGCGAAGAGATCACCCGCTCGGCGTCCGAGCTGCTCGACTTCCTGCGTGGCCGGGTCTGAGCGATTGAATTGACCTGATCGCGTCGGGCGACGGAAGGGCCGCAAGCCCCCTCGCGGGTCCGATTCCCGCGGCGATCAGTGACCCTGTTGAGTCGCCAGCGAGCGACCCCCGGAGCGGCCTTCGAGGTCGCAGGGCGGTCTGCGCGCGGAGGTTGGCCGAGGGCCGTCCGTCCTCCACCCTTTCTCACATCTCCACTCTGACGAGTCATTTCGTGCTGATCAAATTCAAGGCCGAATACGCTGGCCAGAAGGCCGGCGCGGTCGTCGACGTCGACGACGCGATTGCTCGCGCGTACATCACCGCCGGCAAGGCGGAAGAGGCCCCCAAGGGCTTCGAAGATTCGCTGGTCGCCTCGGCACGCTCCGAGGTCCGGACGGCGGTGACCGAGGGCATGACCGAGCTCCGCCGCGAGCTGACCGAGCAGCTTCGCACGCTGGCCCCCACGGGCCGTCCCGCCGTCCAGGCCCCGGCCGAGGGCGCCGCGGGCAATATCACGCCCGGCGAGTCCGAGGATGACAAGTTCGTCCGCAAGGCCGGCTTCCGATCGCTCGGGCATTACGCCTCGGCCGTCCATCGCGGCTATCACCCGTCGTCGCCCGACGTCGTGCTCCGGGGCATGCTCGACAAGTACAACGAGACGGCCACGCGGATCATGCGGGCCACGGCCTCGGGGATGAGCGAGCAGGTCGACCCCGACGGCGGCAACGCGATCCCGCCCGATTACAACAACCAGATCTGGGAGCGGGTCCGGCAGATGAACAGCGTCATCGATCGGATCGACATGATCCCGATCGACGGCAATACCTACCGGATGCCGGCCGACGCCGAAACCAGCCGCGTCGACGGCCAGCGCCGGGGCGGCATCCTCGGCTACTGGGAAGGTGAGGCCGCGCAGTACGCCAAGAGCAAGCCGACCCTTTCGAACCGCTGGCTTCGCCTCAAGAAGCTGACCGTGCTCGTCTTCGCGACGAACGAGCTGCTCGAGGACTCGGGCGCGATGGAGGGCTACATCAATCGGGTGGCCCCCGAGGAAATCACGTTCAAGCTCAACGATGCGCTGATCAATGGATCGGGGGCCGGTATCCCGCTCGGGATCATGAACTCCCCCGCCAAGGTGACCGTGGCCGCCGTCTCCGGCCAGGGCGCGGGGACGATCGTCGGCAAGAACGTGATCACGATGTATCAGCGGCTGTATGCTCCCTGTCGGAGCAACGCCGTCTGGCTCTGCAACCAGGACGCCGAGGCGCAGCTCCAGCAGATGAGCCTGGCGACCGGAACCTACTCCGGCCAGCTCATTTACATGCCGCCCACCGGCCTCTCGCAAAGCCCGTACGCGACCCTCCAGGGCCGTCCGGTCATCCCGATCGAACAGTGCCAGACGGTCGGCACCGAGGGCGACCTGATCCTCACCGATCTCTCGCAGGTCCTCGCGATCCGCAAGCGGGTCGGCCTCCAGCAAAGCATGAGCATCCACCTCCGTTTCGATTACGACGAGACCGTCTTCAAGTTCAGCATGCGGATGGACGCCCAGTGCGCCTGGGCCGCGCCTCTGACCCCGTTCAAGGGCACGAACACGCAGTCGCCGATCATCACCCTCAACTCGACCCGGACCTGATCCGGCGGGCGGGGGACGCCTCTTGGGGTGATCCCCCGCCGCACCATCATCCTCCTTATTCCCATATTCACTCCGAATTCGATCCGAGGGGTCATCCATGTCCGTCGGTAATAGACTGGTCGACAAGCTCAAGTTCACCGAAGCGTTCGCTCCGGCCGTGCCGACCTCGGCCGCGCCGCCATACGTCTCGCTTCGCAAGGCCAACCATCTGACGATCCTGATTCAAGGCGTCAACGGAGCCTCGGGCGTCACGCCGGTGGCGGTCACGCTCAACCAGGCGCAGGACCTGGCGGGGACGGGGGCGAAGGCGCTCGCCTTCACCGAGATCTTCCTCGTCGCCGACGCGGCGGCGGGGGACACCCCGGTCGACACCGTCGTCACGGGCAACAGTTACACGCTGCCCTCGACGGTGTCGAAGAGCTTCACCGCCGTCATCGAGGTCCTCGCGACGGACCTGGACGTCGCCAACGGCTTCTGCGCCGTGTCGGTCGGGCTGGCCAACGGAGCGGCCCAGACGATCTCGGCGACCTACCTCCTGGCCGGCGAGCGGTTCGGCGGCAACTTCGCCACGATCCCCTCGGCGCTCGTGCTCTAAGGGACGTCTCCCCGTGTCGACCCCCGACCTGATCACCACCGCGTTCGCGACCCAGGCGATCCAGGCCGGGGGCAACACGCTCACCACCGCTCAGCTCGCCCACCTCCCGAACGCGATCTCCGCCGCCAGCCAGGCGGTCGGCAACTGGTGCGGCAACCGCGACTTCGTCCGCGCGACGTATGAACGGATCTACACGACCAGCCTCGACGGTCGCGTCTTGCTCGACCAGATCCCCGTCAACCGCGTGCTCCGCGTGGCCGGGACGAGGGCCCAGGCGCTGGTGATCTCCGCGAGCCAGTCGACCTACCAGCGAGCCACGGCCGTCTTCTCCACGACGGGCGACTGGGACTCCGGGCTGACGATCACCGGCCTCGAGCTCGACTGGATCGCCGGCGGCACGCCTGGTACCACCACGCTGCTCTTCTCGGCCTATCCCACGATCGCCGCCCTCGGAGCGGCCGTCGCCGCGCTCGGGTTCAACGTCAACGTCGCCCCGATCTTCAACCTCTGGCCGTCGACCGAGTTGGTCGGCGGCGAGGTGGCGCAGGGGCTCTTGCTCTCGGCCACGTTCGACGTCTTCTCCGAGGACCTCCCCGGCTGCCGGGTCGACCGCGATACCGGCATGCTCGCGGTCGGCTTCGCTGGCTCGCGGGGGATCTATGGCCCGATGTGGGGCCCGGACTGGCAGGACGACGACCCGGCGATGCCGAGCGAAGGGAGCCAGGTCCACGTCTACTGGGACGCGGGCTACACGACGGTGCCTCTGATCGTCCAGCAGGCCGTCGCCGAGGTCACCAAGGCCGTCCTGGAGCGTTTACGGGCCGATACGACGCTGATCGCCGAGAACGCCGGCATGGCCGGCTATACCCAGGCCGCGAACGACGCGATCCTCCTGCTGCCGACAGCGACGATGATGGCCCTCTCCGAGTACCGGAGGATCCGCGCGTGAGATCCCCCAGCGCCCGACTCTTCCCCAACACCGTCCTGCTCCAGACGGTCACGTCCGGCCGGGACGCCCCGGGTGGATCGACCCGGACCTACTCGACCGGGACGACCTTCGCCGCGAGCGTCCAGCCCGCGAGCGTGGCCCGACGGGTCACACAGGGCGGTCTCTACGCCGACGCCTCGCACGTCGTGCTCTTCCGGGCCTATCCGATCGACACGTCGACCGGGGCCCGGGTCGCGACCGCCACGCAGCGGCTGGGGCCCGAGGTCGCCGTCAACGACCGGATCACCTGGCAGGCCGTCCCGGGCGACACGTCGGCCACGCGGACGCTCCTGGCTCTCGGCCCGGCGCTCGACCAGGCCGGCCGCGGCGTCGAGTGGGCTGTCTACTGCTCCGAGCTGAAATGATCGACCCATGGCCAGCAGTTACAAGGACAACGGCCCGCAGATTCAGGCCGCGATCCGGGCCGAGATGACGCGCCGGGTGACCGCCTGCTGCATGCTCCTCGAACGCCACGCCAAGGAGCTGCTCTCCGTTGCCGGGACCGCGGTCCGGGCGTCGACGGTGAAGCTCCGCAAGCGCGATGGCTCGACGACGACGCTCCGCAAGGGCTCGCGGATCTACGGGGCCAGCCCCTCCAAACCGGGGACGCCCCCGCACAAGCAGACCGGCCATCTCCGCCGGTCGGTGACTTACGAGGTCACCGGGCTGATCGGCCGGGTGGGCACGAATCTCAAATACGGCCGCTGGCTCGAACTCGGCACGCGGATCGTCGCGGCCCGCCCCTGGCTCCGCCCCGCGCTCGCCGACGTGCTGAAACAGATCGAGCGGATCTTGACCGCTCCCATGAAGCTCTAGGGATCTCTTGCTGATGACTAAGCGACGCGCCACGATTCTCGTCTGCCTCGTCGCGGCCCTCGCCGCGAGCCTCTATGCCTCGCGACCGCCGAGGCCCACAGCGGTCTTCACCGGCATCGTCCCGGTTCGCCCGGCCGCGTCCGATGCCTATGCCGTCCTGACCCGGTACAACGCGGCGGCCTACATCAAGGCCGATGGGACGACCGACGATCGGGCGGCGCTTCAGGCGCTGCTCAACACGGCCGGGGCCTCGACGCTCGGGGCCGTCGTGCAGTTGCCGCCGGCGTCGATCAACCTGGCGTCGACGTCGACGACCACGCTCAATGTCCCGACCAACGTGCAGCTCGTCGGGAGCTATCGCTCCGATCTCTCGCACAACGGCTATCGCGACGGCGTCGGCACCGAGACACCCACCGGCGGCGGGACAGTCCTGCTCTTGCCCACCGGCGGCTCGGGCACGTATCAGCAGCCCTACATCCTGCTCAATACCAATGCCACACTGGAGGGCTGTCTCCTCTACCAGCCGGGCCAGCTCGGCACCGCGACGAGCCCGACCGTCGGGCCGCCCGCCGTGGGCATGTACGGGAAGAATCCAACGGTTCGCTATTGTGAGTTCTTGAATACGTACTGGGCGATCTCGATCGAGAGCTTCGGCGGGGTCGGAACCGAGCGGCCTGTCGTCGAGCATTGCACGGGTCAGCCTATCGGCTTCGGGATCACCTGCGGGATTCAAGGCAATGGCGGTATTACCGATTGCGTTCGGATCACCGACGTGCACTGGAATCCCTGGTTCAGCTATCCGACCACGCTGTCGTCCTGGCAGTTCGCCAACGGCATCGCTTATGCCTTCGGCGACACCGACGAGACGATTTGCCGGGGCCTGTTCGCGTACGGCTACAAGATCGGCATGCACTTTACCTCGGTCGCTCGCGGGACGTATGGCTCGTTCGTCGGCGGCGGCATGGATTTCATGCAGACCTGCGTTCAGATCGACGGGTCTCAGCCACAGGCCGCGATCCGGATTGCCGATATGGGTCTGGTTTGCTCGGGTCAAGGCGCGAATATCTATGTCAATGTGACGGCCGGTTCGGGCATGGCCCACTTCACGAGCTGCGATTTCTGGTCGGCAGGCACGTCGAATGTCATCAACCATTCCGGGACCGACCTGCTCAAGTTCACGTCCTGCCAGTTCCAGCGCGGCCAGACGACCAACCCGATCACGGTCTCCGGCCGACTCGTGATGACGGCATGCGACGTTTATACGACCGCGACGAACCACGTCACGACGACGGGTTCAGGAGCGGCCCTGATCGACGCCTGCAACTTCAAGGGCGGTCTGACGCACACCGGGACGAACATCACCGTCGGCACCAACGCGAGCTTCTGACCCATGTCCACGAAGCCCAATCCACCGATCACGTATGTCGGTACCGACGGATGTGATCTTGCGTATCTGTTTGACACCGCGTCGTCCGGTGCGGCCACGACGGTACCCGACGTGTTCGGCGCGGCCGCCCTGGCGCTGACGGGCGGAGCGACCTGGGGCACGGGCAGCTTCGGCCGGACGCTGGTTTGCGACGGCACGCAGACCATCACCGCCGGCTCCGCCACTGTCGCCTCAGACCCGACGTCGGCCGATCGCACGTGGGTGATCGGCTTCCGGCTGACGACCTCGATCGCGGGGTCGACGGTCAAGCTCGCCGATAAAAACGGCGAGTGGTATCTGGTCGCTACCAGCGACGGGTATCTGCGCTTTGTCTGGATCAACCACGCGACCGGGCAAGATACCTACGTCCACGCGGTCCAGGCGCTGGCGATCAATACCGATCACCAGATCGTGATGGAGACGCATGGTAACGCCGCGGGCGCCATCTATCTGAACGGCACGCTGCTCAGCAACACGTATGGATCGTTCACGGCGGGAGCGTCGGGCGAGACGTATTCGACCACCAACCCTTTGACGCTTTTCCCGGGTTGCATCGGCAACCTCGATTACTTCTACGAATACAACTCGAACCTCACGTCGGGCGCGATCACGACCCTGACGACGGCTCAGTTCCAGGACTTCACCGGGTCGACCGGCCCCACCACGGCCGCCAGCCCCACCACGGCGGCGACGGGCGGCGGCAACGTCACCTTCACCCTCGCGGGCACCGGCACAAGCTGGGTCTCCGGCACGCTCGCCACGCTCTCGGGAGGCACCGGGGCGTCGATCGTCAGCCAGTCGATTACCGGCCAGGTCATCACGGCGATCGTGAACGTCGGCACGGCCGCTGGCACGCTCACGTTTGGCAACACGACCGACGCCTCGACCGTCAGCGTGGCCGTGACTCTTGGCCTGCCAGGCACCGTCACGGGCCTGTCGGCCACGCTGACGGTCGAGGCGTC